AAGGTGAATGAGAAGTCCACCACCGCCGAGAAAAACGAGCTAGTTTACAGTGTCGCCGCCATGCTTGGGCTTACGCCCATCCAGACGATGATTGTAACTGGCGAGTCGATCTCCGGCTAGGCTAAGGACTAATCATGAACCCGAAGCAACGGAAGTCCGTCGCTCGCCCTCGTAACCGGAAAAGTATATCTCCGGCGACATTTAATATGTCCAGGCGCGAAAAGCTTGACGCGCTTGTAGAGGCTGCCTCATCTTTTCAGATCTCCGAAAAGATGTATCTCGATGTTGCCAACCAGTTTTGGGCCGGTCTTAACACCCCTCGCTCACTCACCTGTGCCCTCATGTTGAAATATGGGGAATTCGCACAGCTCGTGAACTTGAAGTGTAATCCGAAAGACTACGATTACAGTCAATCGGGAGGTCAAGCTTTTATGGACGACTATCAAGCCACCGCGCTTCTTGCGAAGTGGCCTAATTTTGTTCATATTGACCTAGATCCGGAAACCGCTTGTAAACAGGCGGATGCTGCGGCGGAAGATTCATGCCGCAGTACAAATCGTCGACTTCGAAAAGCGTGTGCCGCCCCCGATTCGGGGAACTCAGCATACTTGCATCTAATTACTCAGATGCAGGCTGACATTGCACGCGTTTTAGATACCTTCGATCCCAACAGGTGGGAAGAAATGTGTCGGTTTGGGCCCGGAAAGGCCACAGATCAGAAGGGGATTATCGACTATGATAAGATATGTAGTCAACCTTCAGCCACAGAGTATTTTCTACCCTTTGGTGCGATGCTAGTTTCTGGCAGCGTACCATGGCTTGAGGCTCTGTCAGGAAAGGCCCCAGATATCTTTGATGAACAACTCAAAGAAACCGAGGAAACCTACCTGTATGATGTTACTCTAACGCCTGGCGACCGTAATAGTATGGTGCCAAAGAACGCTAAAACCCTAAGAGGTATCAGACCTCAACCGGGTCTAAACGTTTATGCTCAGCTTGGTTTAGGAAGTATGATTCGTGATCGGCTAAAGAATGCCGGTCTCGATCTTGACGACCAAGGACCTAACCAGTCCTTAGCTAAGCTTGGTTCGGAGATCACTTCAGATTACTATGTAACCATAGATCTGAAGGGTGCTTCTGGACACATTTCGAAAGTTCTAGTAGATTTGTGTTTTGAGCACCTTCCACGGTGGAAATTCGCCATGGATAGTTGCCGCACAACGTTGATGCTTCCTCACGGAAGCGAAGACATTGACAGTAACTACGTCCCTCTCCATTCCTATAGTGCAATGGGAAATGGTTTCACGTGCGAACTCGAAACCCTAATATTTTGGGCTGCAGTCCGTGCGTGTCGCCGAAGTGTCAAGGATACCCATCAATATCGGGTATATGGTGATGATATCATTTGTTCGAGGGAAACTTCTGACCTCTTGATACCATTCCTTGCTTTCCTTGGTTTCCCAACCAACCTTCAGAAGACGTTTATTGAAGGGCCGTTCCGTGAGTCTTGTGGAGCGGACTATTGGTATGGCACTAACATCAGACCTATCCACTTCTCCATTTCAGCGGAGGAGATTAACGAGGCGAACAAAAATGGAACATCCATTCTGCGTTGGTTGCACACATCGAATGAGATTCGCCGGCTGGCGAGGCGTCGG